GCCCCTGGTTGCTAATCTCCAAAAGAGATTAGCAGAGCCAGATCAAAGATCAGTGATTAAAACCACTGACCGAGATTGTACCACTGTCCTACTAGCGTCCTTACTAAAGAGACGCGTATTCGGCCTCTTAGAGTATAGTTATTACCATACTCTTGTACCGACACGTTACGAAGTCGATCTAAAAATAGACCAACTTCCTCTGAACGTCGGGTTTTCCCGACTTCTTGGAACTGCCAGAAATAGTATCCTTCGATACCGTTCTTAGCAACTACGGGACTAGCTTCATCAAAGTTTCCTAAGATGAAGCCGTCCCCCTTATCGCTTGGACCAAAGATGCGTAAATTCTTCGGTACCGCTCGATAAAGGACCAGCCAAGCACTTTTCAAAGAAGAATCACATCCGAGACGATTAAGTCTAAGATGCGACCATCTCCTTATAGTGTTCAGCTGGCGGTATAGTTCGAAAACGTTCTGAGCAGCTTTCTTAATGAAAGCTGGTTTAATGTCGATACCATCGAAGAAATGAGATCCACAACTCTCTCTAAACGGACATAAGCCGGAAAAGCTTTTTGTCCGATTTACTGAGAAGCCAAGGAATTCACTAAACGATGAAAAGAGTTCAAAGGCTGAAGATGGTAAAATAACATCATCTCCATAAACGCTTATCAAGCTCACATCTAAATTAAGGTATGAGCATACGCTATATGCTGCAGCGTAAAAGACTAGCGATTCAAGCTCAAATGTGAAGCCGTTTCCCATACTGGAAAACTTCTCCCACATAAAATGCTTGCCATTGAAAATACCGAAATGTGATCGACCAGCATCAAGAAGAGATGACCAATGAGAAGGAAAACACTCAAAGATCATTCGCTTCGAAATGGTGTCGCTAGCAGAAGAGAAGTCAACGGTAGCCAGACTAGAATCTTTCGATCCTAGCTTTGCCAATCGCTGATTAATCTCCTGAGAGTTAAGGTTGATCCCATGTCCAAGAAGGCGCCTACGAATCATAGAGCCAATAGCTTTTTGAAACCAGAGATTAATTCCTGGCTCAATTGCTATGACTCGATCAGTAAACGCATCCTTGGGGACAGTGACAATTTGGTTTCCGATATCAAATGTAGGAAAACCTATCTGTTTAAGATGGGCATCCCACATAGGATATGCTGCTGGAAAGCAGTTGGAAACTAAATAGTACAAATCGCGCGTTATTCCAGTTTCACACTGGAATTTATTGGTAGCTGTAGCCATTACCCCTTTAATACGGGTAGTGACACCAGGACCCCAATTTGCCTCATCAAAGAGCTCTTCGGGTGAATAACCGACCAACACACTTGACACTTTCCGTATAAATGCGTTAAGCAGATATACGTTAGGCCCATGGTAATTTGGGTCTAAGTCAAGACGTGCAAACCGGCGATTCGTTTGCTTACAAAGTTCTTCCATTTGGAAGAACTTATTAATTGCTACTTGCTTTATATCTATACCAGTTTCTAAAAAATTGGCCTTAGATACAAGCTTCGTAGCAGCGTAAGCATCACGACACTCAACTAATGAATTATAGTTGAGTGGGTCGAAGTCCAAGGTTTTCAACTGGCTAGGATCATCACGAATGATGATATAGACAGCTAAAGACCGAGGACAATCGAGACCTATAAGAGCTTCTTGAATTGCAGAGAAGGTTGTTCTCTCTGGCACGCGAAAAGCTAGGCTCTGCGAAAGCAGAGCCTTACTATACTTCTTAGAAGACATAGTAGTTCTCCTGTTGAATTCTGCTCCTACCCTATTTTACATAGAGTACCTCAAAAAGAACTGAGGACCCTAGGTTAGTAGGGCTTATCGAGCGTCATTACGGCCGAAGGAAGTGGACTACCAGTAAGATCGGTAGGCAAATCATCGGACGCATTGATCGTCACGAGAAAGAGGCTTAACACTTTTGAGAAAAAAGCTGTTCTCTCAAGAAGTGTACACCTCTCAGGAAGCAGAAACTCAAGGTTAGCAGTCAAGTCGTAAGCCTTGGTAAAAACCGTGGCCGGCGGCACTTGCTCTAACACAGGTTGAACAAACTTTGCTTGAACACGCGTGACACGGGACGTCTTGGTAGGCGCTCGTGAAAGTAGTGTCAAAGCTGGATACCCGATCTGATTTCCACCAGATCGATCTACCCACTTCGCGACTCCAGAAAGGTTAAAACCTTCAGGGTCGAGATTGCCGGGTGAACCAGCAACCGAGACATCAACGCCAATCGTCGCGCTAGTTGTGCGCATCAGACTGCCGAGGATGGAGCTCGTTTTAATAGAGGCGATAGCGCCCATTTGCTTCCTTTGCAATTGAATTACATTTAGATGAGAAGAAATCAGCTCATTTGGTTAGAAGCCTAGTAACAAGTGCTGCAGCGTTTGCTGCATGTATAAGGGAAAGAGGGTTCTTCAATTTTGGAGTCGATGGACTAGGAAAGTTCGAAAGAACAGACCTATTCATCGTAACCCGAAAACCAAAGCAACTCCCCTTATCCTTTAGCACATAACTGTTAAGAGGATTCACATCAACATGAGTATAGTTTTCACTCACCTTAAGGAGGACGTTCGATTTTGTAAAATAGGTCTTGTACCCACTCATGAAAGTCAACCCTTCAAAAGCCGAAAAGGCTTGAATGGCTGATCCAATAGGTAGGAACCAGTCTACTACAAAACTGAACGGAATTAGCTCCCAAGCTAATGAAACGGGAGAGGTTAAACCGAAACCCGCCATAGTATTGACAAGCTTACTGTCAAGTTGATAACGAATACCAATTTTACAAACAGTAGACACTTTCTCGTAATAAAATCGAGTCCGTGGACTACCGTTTGGATTGGTAGCGTAAACAACTTTTCGAATAACGTTTGTCGTCTTACGGCGAGAAGCGGTTACAGATTGAATGCCTGGACTCTTTTTCACATAAGTGCGAAAAGCCCCGACTGCTGCGTCTAAATCTTGAACGAGAGGAAGCCATCCGTATCTGTATTCTAGCCATAACTGCGCTAGAAGACCGACACCGGATAAGCCGCTCTTTCGTAAGAGCTTTAGACCGCGAACAAACGAGGATGAGCCTTTGGCATTCCCGAGAAAACGGCGAACGGACTCTGGAGACCCTCCAGTAACCAAAGAAAGAAACGTCC